GATAAGAACAGCCGCATCCGCGCTCTTGAGAACCAGATTGCAGACATCGTTTCGCGCCAGAACGAGCGAGACGAAGCGCCCCCCAAGAAATCCAAGCAAGCCCAAACCTAGGAGAATCCATGTCGGTCAAATTCAGCCTGTACAAGCCGGAAGGCGGCGAGCCAGCCGAGTACATCGAAGTGACGTTCGCCCCGCCCGCTCCGGGCTCCGTTGCCGACGTGATGTTTCGTCCGGCGACTGACGAGGACCGGGAGAAGTACGCGACGGAGTATCGCGCCTTTGCCAAGACGGGCGGGATGGCCAGCACGCCGGAGCAGATTCGGGAAGCTTTCGTCCCCACCGAGGTCGCTCCGAAGTCCCACGTCAAACCCCACAAGAAGGGCTAACTCATGGCCTACCCCACAGGCATCAACTGGCGCATTCAGGGTCCGGCGCTTCGGCCCGTCTCGGAAACCACCGACGTCCAATGGCACCCGCTCGGGACAAGGGGAGTTGCCCACGACGTCACCTATGGGGCGATTGAGGTCATCTACCTCGCCGGCGTGGCAGACACGGCCCCCGGTGATGTCGTTTGCTACAACCTGAAGACTGGCGCCACGGTGAGAGCAGTCACCGGAGGCGCCACCTCTTTCGGTCCCGCCGCCGTGGCGATGTCCGCCAACCTCGCCGGCCAGTACGGCTGGTATGCGGTCTTCGGGGCAGTCCCAGTCAACGCGGCAACGGTTGCCGCTGATGCCCCGCTGTTCATCACCGCGAGCGCCGGCCGGATTGACGATGCGGTGGTGGCGGCCAACCTCATCACTGGCCTTATCTCCCGAGCGGCGACCGTCGCGGACTTCGCCACCTGCCAGCTTGCCTACCCAAGCGTCGAAAGCCTGGGCGGCTCGTCTGGCGCCAACTCTGGCGACGTGTCGCTTGGGGCCTTCGGCTCAACTCCAGCAGCAGCGGGCGCAAGCCTCTCGGCCCAGGTGCTAACGCTGCAGCCGGCCAGCGCCACCCATCCGGGCGGGATTGCGGCGGCGACGTTCACCGCGCTCACCGGAATCAACAAAATCACCCTGACTCCAGCGGCAGCCGTCGGGGACACCATTGAGGTCGAAGGGCAGGTGTCCAATATCCTCGGAGTCGCGGCAGCGGTCGCTCACGAGGTGATGATTCGCTCGTTGTCCGTCACCAGCAACGAAGGCGACATCACCATTGGGATTGGCGCAAACCCCGGGACGCTCATCGAGGCGTTCTCTCCGGCCACGGGCGTCAATGAAGCCTGGATAACCACCACGGCGGCGGGACACTTCCGCTTCATCATCACCAACGCGGCGGCCGAGGACAATCTCGTGGAAGCCAGCGCAACCAACGCCCTGGAAACGAAGCTCAAGCTCACCTTCGCGTAAGGCGGACTGAATGGAACTGGCGACGGCTGGCGACATCATCAACGACGCGGCCGTGGAGCTGGGCATCCTTGCCGAGGACGTCGCGGACCCGTTCGCCTCGACAAATCAGAACGTCCTCCTGCTTTGCCGGCTCCTGAAGCGGGTGGGCAAGTCCCTGGTGCGAGCCAGGGACTGGACCCATCTGACGGTCTCGATTGGCTTCACCACCGAGGCCGACGAAGGCTCTTATCCTCTCCCGTCCGGCTACGACCGAATCAGGGATGGGACGGTCTGGAACTACACCACGGGCCTGCAAATGGGCCCTGTCCACACAACGATTGCCGTGGCAGAGATTACCGGGCGAGCCGACACGGCGCCACGGTCGCCCATGCCCTACCGGATTAAGGGCAACCGCTTCCTGATTGAGCCCGTGCCCGCTTCGGCGGAGGTCATCTTCCTGGACATCATTTCCGGGTTCTGGGTGATGCCGACCGGGCAGACCTCGCCCACCACGCTTACCCCGACAGCCGCCACAGATACCCTCTGGTTTGACGAGAATCTCTTGGTTCGGGGGTTGAAACTGGCCTACCTCCGAGCCAAGGGCTTCGATACTTCGCACGCGCAGGATGAATTCAATCAGGCCTACGACGCGGCGGCCGGAAGCGATGGCGCGGCCTCGCCTATCAGCGTTCTGGGCGGCACCTCTAGGCGCCTCGCCATGGGCTCACCTCCCGGCGATAACGGCGAGTGGGGCACCTGATGTATTCCCGGTCTCGCAGGAGGCCAGTCCCCCCGCCCACGCTGGAGACGCGGGGCATTCCTGCGGCCATTGGCGGGCTGAACGCGATTACCCCGGGCGGAGAGATGCCGCCCACGGACTGCTTCGTTCTCTTCAACATGATTGCGGCGGAGTATGGGCTTCGGACTCGGCTCGGGTCGCGGGAGTGGTGCACCGGACTCACTGGTGCGGGCGATGACTACGTTCGGAGCGTCCTGCCCTTCACCGGCTCGGCGGCGAACGGCGCGCAGAACAAGATTTTCGCCACCACCTCCAGTGGCATCTGGGACGTAACGAGCTCGAGCGCGTCCCCCTCGCTGCTCCTTTCCTTCGGTATCACCTCCGGTCGGGCGGGACATGGGGTGTGCACGGTTCATGTGACGGCGGGCGGCCACTTCCTGCTCTATGCCGACGAGGCCAATGGGCTCCACGTCTATTCGGAGACGGCGGGCACCTGGGCGGCGGTCACGCTGGGCGGCGGAGGGACTCAAATCTCCGGCATTGACCCCGCCTCCTTCGCTTTCGTCATGGTCTTCAAGGGCCGGGTCTGGGCCATTCCGGCCAATACGGCAGACCTCTGGTATTCGGCGGCCGGCTCCATCTACGGGGCTTATACGAAGTTCACCCTGTCCACGAAACTGAAGGCCGGCGGCCCGCTCATCGGGGCATGGTCTTGGACCTACGACGGCGGCTCAGGACTGGATGACAGCCTTGTGGCGGTCTCCAAGGGTGGGGACGTCGTCATCTACCAGGGCACGGACCCTGCGAGCGCCACCACGTTCGGCATCACCGGCGTGTGGAACGTGGGCGACTTGCCCGAGGGCCGGGAGTTGGCCACGGACTACGGCGGAGAACTCTTGCTGCTCACCCGCACGGGAATCCTCCCGCTCTCCAAGCTGGTGCGCGGCGGAAGCGCCTCGCCCAGCGAATACGCCACGGCCAAAATTTCAAACCTCTTCAATGCGGCGATGTTGAGCAAGGCGACGACTGCCGGCTGGACGATGCGCCTTCATCCCGAAGAGAACGCCTTGATGGTGACTGTCCCCGAGGCGGAAGGGACGGCCACCACCCAACTGATGATGTCGCTTTCAACCCAGGGCTGGAGCCGATACCGAGACCTGCCCATCTACTCGTCCGGCGTCTTCGGGGGCCAGATGTACTTCGGCACCGTGGACGGGAAGGTTTGCATCAACGATGGGTACGTGGACGGCCGGCCGTTGTCGGACCCAACCGAATACACTCCGGTGCATTACTCGGGAATTGGCGCCTTCTTGAATCTCGGGAACGGGAGACAGAAGCAGGTGCAGATTATCCGCCCCTACTTCATGGGACAGAGCACAGCGCCCAGTTTCGAGGTGGCGGCCAAGTACGACTTCGACATCAACGAGCTTGCCCCGGTTTCGCCGGTCGCTGGTTCCGGGAGCGTCTGGGATTCCGCCGTATGGGACACTGCGACCTGGGGCGGGGATTACTCCGCGTCCAATGCCGTCCGTGGCGCAACGGGAATGGGCGTCAATGTCGCCATGGCCTGGAGAGGCGTGGCAGTGGATAGGACCATCCTGATTCGCTTCGACGTCGGGTTTACTCAAGGGGGGATGCTTTGAATCTCCGCCCCACCACGAAAGAAGACATCGCCTGGATTGAGGACCGAGTGGGCGTGCTCAAGCGCAACGCTACGTCCATCGCGGCCATCCGGGATGACGGCTCCATTGCTGGAGTGGTGGCGTTCGACTCGTGGAACCCGGGAAGCGTCCATTGCCACATAGCCCTTGAGGACAAGTGGGCGTGGCGCCGTCTGAGGCGGGCCGTCTGGACCTACGCCTTCGACCAGGAGGGCGTGGCCGTTGTGCTGGCCACCATCCCAAGCCATCGGTGCGAGGCGATCCGCGCAGCCACCTTTCTGGGCTTCAAGGATTCGCCCTATCGAGTCCGGGATGGATTCTGTCCGGGCTCGGACCTCGTCAATTTCTACATGCGGCGCGACATGTGCCGATTCCTCGAACCTCAGCGAAAGGCGGCGTAATGGGAGACCGGTACGCAGGACTCAAGAAGCGCTTCGGGTGGGGCCATGCCCTGGACCAAGTGACTGGCTGCTGGATGTGGACCAAGAGCAAGCTTCCTCACGGCTACGGCATCATTCAGGACAACAAGAAAAAGTTCCTTGCTCACCGCGTTTCCTGGGAACTGGCGAATGGACCGATCCCGCCCGGAATGAACGTCTGTCATCACTGTGACGTGACGTCTTGCGTGAATCCGGATCATCTCTTCCTGGGAACACCCAAAGACAACAGCCAGGACATGGCCAAGAAGGGCCGGTCTGCGATTGGCGAGAGGAATGGCATGGCGAAGCTCTCGCGGGAGGACGTCGGCGCAATCCGGGATGCGCTGTCTTCCGGCGCGGTGCAGCGACGACTAGCGCTCAGATTCAGCGTGTCACCAGCAACCATCAACATGATCTCCAAGGGCCACGCGTGGGCCACAACCAAAGGAATCTCCCATGGGGGGTAGCGCCGCCGACACGACGGATTGGAAGGGTCTCCAAACGGGGATTACCAACGCCGCAGCGAAACAAACTTCTGCGAACCGACTCAACACCAGCAACCCCTTCGCCTCGCAGACCTTCAACGAGGACGGCACCACCTCCACCCAGTTCACGGGCGGACTGGGGCAGGCGGCGACCGGCCTGCAGAATCAAGCGGCGGGACTCGGGCAGCCGATGGATTGGGGCCAGTTCGGGAAAGTCGGCACCGGAGACGATGCGCGAAACCAAGCCATCACCGGAGCCTACAATCAGGCCACGTCCCGGCTTGACCCTCAGTGGGATAGGCGGATGGCTGCGTCCCAAACCCAACTGCTCAATCAGGGACTGGACCCCACGAGCGAAGCCTACAAAAACCAGATGCAGGACATGAGCTTCGCCCGGAATGACGCCTACGGGTCCGCGATGAATTCAGCCATCGGACAGGGACAGGCGGCCGGGGATTCGGTCTTCCGCAACAACCTACTGAGCCAGCAGAACGAGATCGGCAACGCGCTAAGGGCCCGCGGAATGCCCATGGCGGAGATGCAGCAGTTGATGGGCCTGATGGGACAGCCCGGATACGGGCAGGACAACACCTCGCTCGCTGGCGCGATGGGCTCGGCAGGCATGGCCAAGGCGGCGGCGGACCAGAAAGCGGCGAAGGATGCGGCGGACGCGGCGGCATCGGCAGACACGGCGGGTGGAGTCATGGCCGGAATCGGAACGGCAGCGGGCATCGCAGCGATGTTTTTCTAGGAGCACATGTTCTCGGCAGACTTCTTCATGGCGATGGAGGTGGCGCGGAGGCCCGTGCTGGAGGCCTCTGTTCAGGCATTCGCGTCCATGCCATCAAGGGTGTTTGTTCCGCGCTGGTTCCTAATGCTGTACCAAATTATCCAGGCGACTGAGTCCGTTCTGGACTTCGCACTCGACGACATCCAGTGCCGCGCTCCCGACTCCGACAGACAGGACCGCTGCCATCTGCAGGCATTCTATGAGAGGAAGCTTCGGGACGAGCACGGCCACGACAGGCTGCTGCTGGATGACTTGGCGAGAGTCGGTGTTTCGGCCTCTCGCGTCTTTTCCGCCCCGGTCAACCCCCTCATTGCTGAGATGGTGGGTCGCCAATTCTACCTAATCGAATTCGTCCATCCGGCCACCTATCTCGGGTTCATCGGACTTCTTGAGGGCTTCCCGCCAACGATGGAGCAGATTGACGCCATCCAGGCGGCCTCTGGGCTCCCGACAGAAGCGTTCTCCTGTGCTCGGCTCCATGCGAAGGCGGACGTCGGGCACAGGGAAGAGCTCGCTAAGATGTTGGATGAAGTCCCGGCCCATCTTCACGCGGCAATCCTCGCCAACGGGCTTCGATGCGCGGCCCTTCAGTGCGCAGCCCTTGAGCATCTTTCGCAACAGGAGAATCCCCAATGAACGAACTGCCCCCGGAAGTCCTGGAGATGTTGAAGCAGGCAATTCTGAGCC